AAGACTATGAAATTTTTCGGTGGTCTTCTAATGAAAGCTGCTGAAGGCATTGGTGATATATTCAAAAGATTCGCAAAGTTTCTAGGATTAGATGAAATTGGTGCGAACATCCAAGAGAAATTTAAACGAATCGTTACCTTTGTTGAAGATATAACAAAGGGTCTAAGAGAAAGAATCGGTAATATTGGTAAATCAATATCTACATTCTTTGAAGAATCGATGACAAAGTTTAAGAAGTATTTTTCTTTCTTTGAAGAATCTGATATCGGTAAAAAGATAAAGAGTACAATATCTGCTGTTAAAGATGCCTTTACTAATTTCTTACCTAATCTTAAAGAAAGTTTTTCTGGGTTTGGTAAAGAAGGGGTGATTGGAAAGATCTTTGGTGGAATCAAAGACTTCTTCTCTGGCATGGGTGCATACTTTGATGACTTTGCTAAAATGTTTAAGGTTGTTGGTAAGGTTGTAGCAAAGATTGCTTATCCACTTGGCATTATTATGGGTATTTACGATACCATTAAAGGTGCTATCGAAGGATATGATACTGGTGGAATACTAGGTGCAATCAAAGGTGGTATTGTTGGTCTAATCAATGGTGTATTCTTGTCATTCTTTGATTTAGTCAAAGACGGAATTTCTTGGATCTTAGAAGCAGTTGGATTTAAAGATGCTGCTAAATTTTTAGACTCGTTCTCATTTCAAGATTTATTTAAAGGGCTAATGGATGCGTTGTTTAGTCCGATTGAAACACTTAAGAAAGCATTCGAAGAATTAGACTTTCAAGCATTGATATTTGAGCCGATGGCAAAAGCATGGACATTTTTAAATGAATCGTTAGGTGGTATACCACAAAAGATTGTTGATAACATTGAATTGTATATCATTACTCCATTAACTAATGCATTTAAACCAGTTGTTAATATGTTTAAGGATATGGCAGCAAAGGTGATTGGATTCTTCAAAGACTTTAGTATTCCTGGAGTTTCTATTGACATTCCATTTAAAAAGGAACCACTAAAAATTGGACCATGGTATCCATTTAGAGGTGATCCAAAATCTGAGGGTGGTGCAGAAAAGCCACAAGGCACTAGCGCAGGAACTCCCGAAGCAGCAAATACATCAAGAGCAGAGTTTGCTAAAACTGATCCTAGATTAGCAGCAAATCAACCAGCCGAAGCATCGACTGTTACTAATGCATCTAAAACAAATGCTGAGGTTGCTTTAAACAGAGCACAAACTGTTCCAAGTAGTAATACTGTTGTCAATGCTCCAAACAATGTTATGAATAAAACTACTCAAATCTCGAGACCACCTATTCGTAATACAGAACCTTCGGTATCTTCATACCTTAGAAGTAGATTGGTTACATAAAAAAATGGGATCCAACAGGATCCCATTCTCTTTTCTACTCTAAAGAATTAATCTTCTTTAGCAATCTTCTCGAAGTAAGACATCACATCGTCATCATCTTCATCAACACTCTTAGGTGCTGGCGCAGGTTTCGAAGCAATCTTCGGTGCAGATGCTACTGGACGATCTTCTTGTTCAGCTATCTCTGCAGCAGACTTGCTAGCAAAAGAATCACCAGACAAAACCTCATTTAGTTTCTTCTTTAACTCATCATAAGACTTGAAGTTCTTACGATCAGTAAATTCAGACAACTTAACTTGAGCAGAAGCGATCTTAACGATCTGTTCATCATCACCAATTGCTGCTGGCTCCATAAATGCAGACTCATCATAGTTTGCGTAACCATCTTTCTTACGCATACGCAGTTTGAAGTTAGCACCTTCCCAGAAGTCAAAGACATTGACTGGCTTCTCATCTTCAAAGGTTGGACGAGCCTTGTCCATAATCTTATCAAAGATTTTCTTACCAAACTTCCACAAGAATACCTTACCTTCATTCTCAGGATGCTTAGGATCAGACACAACCAAAACATTGGCAGTGAAACTTAGGCGACGCTTTTGTTTACGAGCGATCTCTTTGTTCGCTTCAGAACCAGAGTTCCAAAGAGTGGTGTTCAACTCACCGACAGGATCGTTTTCACCAAGAGTTGTTAGGGAGTTTTCGATATACCATTTTCCAGTTGGACCTTGGAAGCCATGTGAAAAGATTCGAACCCATGGGAGTTCATCACCTTCTACACGAGGTAGAAATCGGAGTGTTGCTGTTCCGTTGCCAGCCTTGTCACCTTCGAGTCGCCAAAAGCGATCGTCTGTAAAAGACTTTTGTTCGGATTGAGGGTTTGCGACTTTTTCGAATGCGTTTGAGATTGCACCAAAGTCAGAGTTGCGCATTTTGCGCAGAGATTGAATATCCATCGTATTTCCTTTGTATTAAAAGTATTAATTTGTATTATCGTTTTGTATATGTTGAATCTGAATGTCATCACTAACTTCAATCTCATCGTCAAATGAGTCATCATTTAAATCATAGTCTTCATCAACATAAGTATTTAGCGTTTTCATACCACCACCTTTTCCAGAACGCTTTCCAGAAAATTCTTTTTCAGTTTTTTGTTTATTGTATGTCTTACCCATTGTATCACTCTGCAAGTTCTTCTTTAAAATGCTCGAAGATTTTACCTATCTTAATTCTATCGTATTTAACGAACCCAGTCAACTTTTTAATTCTTCTCAACTCATCTTCCCATATGTATCTTACAGAAGCATGTGTTGACCATTCATCAAGTATGTCTATCTGGTCGTTTATAATATTTAAAGTTTCTATTGCAATTTTACCTCCAACAAATAAGTTTAATGCTACAGGATATTCGTTTTCGGTAAACTGAAATATTGCAGTGGGTTTTAACTTGTTCACTTCAGCATAAGTTAATAGAGTTGCTAAGTCATCCACGAAAATCTTAGTCATAGACTGCTTTCGTTTCTGCCATTGCAAATAATTATCATCTGCTTCTTGACCAGCATAAATGGCTTGGTCGTTACTATACGCAAAGTTCGCCACAAAGAACTGGATGATGTCTTTATCATCTGGTCGTTTGCTTGCCAACTTCTCAAATATGTATCTATCATTACGAGCATTAAATGCTTCACGAGTGCCACGAACATTACCTCTGTTTTCAAAGACATTGAATCTGTCTGTGGTAAAGTGGAGTTTAATTGCTAGGTAATAACGATATGCCTTAAATCCATCCATTACACATCCAGTTGTGCTTGCTTTGGTAAGTAGTTCAAATCACGAAAATTCATTTCAATTTTATCTTTAAGAGATCTATTAATCAACTTTGATACATCTTCTGGCTCTAGATAATTTTCTTTGCAATAGTGAAGAACAGCATCCATATATGTCATTTTGCTATCACGAACCATCTGTTCTATGTGAAGGGAAAATTCATTTGCAGTCTTAAACATTTCGTTCTTTATTAATCCAATATCCAGTTGCTTTAAGTTCATGATCTACCTTTTCATATTCTTTGAGTTTATTTTTATAGAGTTTCCAAACAGGTGTATCCGTTCTATCAGGATCCATCTGTCTTTCAAACTTCTCAAGGAACATAGAGAAGAATTTATCTAATTTCATTTTTTGGACTTGTAAGTCGCTATACTTCTCATTCAGTGTCATAATATATTATACCTCATTTGTTATTGCAAGACAAGTTAATCATGTTGCCACCATAGAATGCAACATCTAGAATTAGTGCTTCATTCTCATTCTGCAACTTCTCAATCTGCGCTTTCATGGTTTGTATTTCTTCATAGTGATGTTTACGAAGAAGTTCAATCTGTCCTTCTTTCTCAGAACACTTAACACAAAATTCAAACATCATAATCTCCTAATATGATCAATTACCAATTTTGCATCTTTGTAACCTGATGCTTCTACTGCTTGGTCCAAATAATCAGATGCCATCTCAGAAAGTTTTTTTCTTTCACTTTCAAAGTCATCGTAAACATGTTCCCATGTGCCATCTTGACGAAGTCTAATCTTCATGATATGTTTCATCATCCTCTCCTCATAGTTGCAATATCTCGTGCTTGCTCATCAGAAAATACTGGAACTGCATTAGACTTGTGCATAGTGCCGATACCCTTAATGGCAGTGCCAGTGTAAACAGGGTTGGGTTTCTTGTAACAAGGTGCACCAGTGAATGGAAGACTCGGATGCTTAGGTGTCTCACGACAAGCAGGTTTTCCGAGTGAGTATACCTCACTGAGTGATTGTTGTTTAGAAACAATCGTCTTTGTGGGATACTTCTTTAACATGGCTTCCCATGATGCTTTCAACTGTCGTTGTTTGGCAGTCGGTTTTTTCTTCTTGGATTTTCCAAGGGATGTATGTATCATTTGCATAATGTAATTATACCTCAAATAAAGTTGCAAGTCAAGCAGTTACTACGAAGCCAGTTGTATCTTTCTTGGCTTTACCTTTGGCTTTGAGACCAACAATAACACCCTTTGGATCTAAGAAACGAAGATCAGTCTCATCGCCATTGATAACTGTAC